GAAAAAGCTCAAGAAATTGCAGACGCTTGGCGTAATCCAAAACTTGGGTATCACACCCAAGTCATCAGAAAAAACTCTGGGTATATTTGCCGAATTGTCATTAAGAAAGATCTTACCGAGTTCATCGAAAGATTATCTAAATAATTTATGACACAACCTTTTTTATTTAGTACTTGCATAATGGCTCCCAATAAATAAGATTACCAACATGAACAACGCACAAGTATTCGCACAAGGAAACAACGCCATCAATTGGGTCAGAAAAGGGTCTTACCAAATCAATGGTTATGACAAGTCTGGTGACTTGATCTACACCCTCAAAAACAAATGGGCATTAGGTTGGTGGTATTTGGAAAATGTTTGGGCAGGTCACGAAGTGGGCCAGTTCGATTACCCATCACTTAAAGCCTACGCTAGGGCAGAAGAAGATTACAAAACAATATAAGGAGACCAACAGATGCAGGTAGAAATTACAGTAATCGTGGACGGTAAAGTTGTTTTGCGTACCAGAAATAAATACAAATGCAGTGACCTACAGGCCCACCGTTTTGCTACTAAATTCGGCAAGAAATGGGCAGCCGAGTGGGGCCATTTCTATCCAACCATTAATGTAAGAACTTGTTCTTGACACTGTCTCAATCGACTCTATATATCTCAATTAACAACCAAATGAATCAGAGGAAAACACAATCTGGCACCGTGCTGGGGACTGCAAATCTCCTATTCGTCGGTTCGATTCCGACCCGCGCCTCCAAAATTTCTTGCGGAAAAAAATTCTCAAGAATATTGGATTATGTTACATCTGATGGTGTGGATACCCCTGTCACCATTCGTGACAATGGCAAATTCGTCACCCTTAAATTTACATATAAAGGCAATTCCCATACCCAGCGTTTATATGTTCCTCTTGCCCATTTGACTGGCTTAGACATTGAAACCGTTGTTAAGAAACATATTCAAAAGATTGATGGTCTCATCAGTCTTCGTACCCTGCTGGACTTTTATCTTGAGCATGGAACTGGTAGTCTTACTACCCGTAAGAAAAATGTAGCTAACTTTATAGACTACTGCAAAAGAGAGGGCCTATCTCTTGATGAGCCTATTTCTATCTTAGCAAAGACAGATGATTTAGGCCGTACCCTGCCAGAACGGTGGGAAGCACTTTACAATTTACCTCATAAGTTAAGGCAGGTTCGCAGCATATTTGGCCGCAAAAATTTGGTGTTGTTCAAACGAGAGGGCTGGGATACCAGCGTCTTTGGGAATTTTTCTAGTTTCATCCCAGAGACAACAGTGTCCCAGCCTTTCTCAACTTCTGATATTGAGGTGGACCACATTATTAATTTCTTCAATGCGGCTAAAGAAGATCATCCAATTTTTTATAAAATCTATTTACTTGCATTTGGATGCGGCTTGAGAAAGTCAGAGATCTACCAAGTAAAGCATGAAGATTTTACTACTTTCAATGGGCAGCATTTTTTACTGCTGCCTTTTGCAACTAAGAGAACAAAATTAAAGAACTTAAATGGTGTCACCGAAAAAGTGCCCGTCTCCCAGCAAGTATTTGAGTTCTTTACCTCCCAGCACTCTCAAGGACAAATCGTAGAGGGTGGAGAAAGACTCCACAAACGGTTCATTAAGTTTTTAAAGACCGAGGTAGGCATTAGGGAAAATAAAGCCTGCCATCGTCTCAGAAAAATTCTTGGTGCAAGATTGGCAACCCAACACGGGATATATCATGCAGCCAAGCAGTTAAGAAATAGCGTTCAAGTAGCGGAGAGATATTATTCTGATCTCACTGCTCATAAGAACGAATTAACGGTGTAGTGGAAAGGATGCGGTAACGATATAGGATATACTATAAACAGTCATGAGACTGTTGTTTCTCAATTGTTAACTAACAAATCAATTACGGTTAACAATTTAACAATCAGTGTCACAAATGATCACTCAATCGAGCTAGAGACCAAGGGTCCATGGCAAGGTTCAATCCCAGAACTTCTGGAAGTCTTAGGAGAATTAATTGATGACCAAGAAGATCAACAGTAAGCAAAAGGGAGCCAGATTTGAGAGGGCCATTGCTCACATTCTCAATGATGCAGGTTATACTGCAAGACGGGGCCAACAATTTTGTGGAGCCAATGGAGATGCTGATGTTATCGCCCCAGACTTTCCGTTCCATTTGGAGTGCAAGCATGTGGAGAAGCTGAACCTTTACGCTGCCATGACTCAAGCAATTACAGATGCAAAGAAGGCAGGTAAGCCGCCATGTGTGATCCACAAGAAAAATCACTCGGAAGAACTTTTTACATGCAGGTTAGATGACCTGCTAAAACTACTAACCTCATTACAAAAATGAATGAAAATCAAACTAATCAAAACGAAGTACAGAATGCCCCCATTCCACTTCATATATTCACTGGTCTGCTGGCTGCTCAATCGGAGTTGGCCAATCCTACGAAGGACACGCAGGGTTACGGTTACAAATACGCAACGCTGGATTCGCTCATTACGCTCGTAAAGCCAATATTGAGTAAGCACGGAGTGGGAATCTATCAAGCGGCAGGAAAGCTTGAAGATAACACTGTTGTTATAAAAACGGTCCTGTTTCACGAAAGTGGTCAGCACCTTATTGAGCAGGCTCAAGTGCCGATCAAATTTGGGAGCAATCCAGTACAGGATTACGGGGCATCACTGACCTATGGAAAAAGGTATGCTTTGCTTGGGTTGCTAAATATTTGCCCAGCAGATGAAGACACTGATGGAGTGGGCAGCCAACCAGTTAAGAAAAAGGCTCCTGCAAAAAAGGCTCCTGCACCAAAGAAGCAGCCAATCAGAGATGCAAAATTGGTTGATGATGTCGATGCCAGACTGGCTGAGCTTGCAATAATAGACTGGGCCGAGGCTACTGGATTTGTCCCTCATAGGACCAAGGAAGAAAATTTAAAAAGATTCTTGGACTTAAGTGATGATGAGATTTTCGCAAAGGTAGAAGCTTGGAGAAATAAAGCAGCATGAGTATTCCAGAATTAACTACAATCATAGCAGATGCCTACGGTGTGAAAGAGGGTGATGTTAAAGGCCGAAACCGCAGGCAGCCTGTAGCGATAGCAAGACAGGTGATCTATTACTATGCCTATTTGCTCGGTGACACTTACGAGTCAATTGCCGAGAAATTTGGCCGTACACATGGTGCTATATTTCATGGTGTAGAAAAGATCACAGGCTGGAGAAATGATGACTGGCAGACCAAGGAGATCTTAGACGGTATCGAAGCAGCTTATCCCTGCCTCACTGAAAGGAGGGCAGCATGACTCAAAAAATAGTTGGTCATAATATATATGATTTTGATCTTCGATATTTGACGCATTGGTCAGCTTTTAACGGTGCCAAGGGAAGTCAGTTTTTGCAGCCTGTTAACGGAAGGTATTGGCCGAATGTTTACTACGATTTAATGGCATGGCACAATGCTGGAAAATACGGTGCATCGTATATAAGTCTTTCAGATTTAGCAGTATGTTTTGGGTTAGAACCAAAGGAAGAAAACGGAAAGCATTTCTATCTTTGGGACCAAGATAAGAAAGAAGAATATCTGGCACATGATTTATATTTAACAGATGGGATCTTTAAGCAGGTCAATGAAACTTTTAATATTGCAGATGAATGGATGGTTTTCGACATCGAAACTGCACCAAGGCCAATTGAGGAATTGCAGAAGATAGTAAAACCTTTCGATAGAGACAATGTTACTGTTCCCAAAACTTATAAGAAGCAGGAGGCAATCGATAATTACATCGATAAAGCGGAAGCAGAATACTGGCCTAATATCTTAGATAAGGCTGCTCTACATGCAAAGCATAGTGACCCTATAGCCATAGGATATCGCTACTCAGATGGTAGGGTAGAAATGGATTTCGATGAGCCTGTAGCACTATGCAACAGGTTCTGGGAAAGATGCAGTGAAGTTTTGCACAACGAACTGAAAGAAAAAAACAAAATCTAATTAATAAAACTAATATGAATGCAACTATAAAAGGATATTATACCAGTGACAAAGATACTGGTAAGGAATACATCACGGGTGCTGGAAATCTTTATGTAAAGATTCTGTATGCACTGGAGAACGGTGAGTCATTATATGATTCTGTTTTCCTCACTGAAAGGGCACACTGGAGAGTCGAGGATATCTTCAAAGCTGCTGGGCTGGAGGCACCGTCTGCGGATGGAATTGAAACATCTAGTTTTGGGTCTCTTATCGGTGAAGAGGTCAAGATTAACATAGGGAAAAACAAGCAGGGATATGATACCATCAAGCGGTTCTATCCAAAAGCGTTACGGGATACGGTTGCGGCTGCGGTGGATGAGGTGCCAGATGAAATTGCTGAACAAACTGCTGATCCAGAACTGGACGAAGATGTCCCATTCTGATCAATGAGCGAGGGAGAAAAAACATCTTCCATTCGCTTACCTGCGGAACAGGAGGAGTTCGTCAAATTGATGAATGAAAAGTACGGGTTTACTCGTAACAATCTCATCAAAATGGCACTCCTCCAGTTCCAAAAGGAGTATTACCCACTTTTGCGAAATGATATCATTCTGCCTAGCGAAATGACATCAAATCGCGACAAGGGCGATATCGCGAAATGCAATCATTCTGCTAGGCGAAATGATAGCAAACCATCCACTCCCTCGCGCGCGCCTTTACTCATGTCTAATTATGTAGATATATATAAAGTAAATAATAATAATAGTATTATATTTTTGTCTGAGAAAACTCAGCAGGCATGGCAGGAGTGGAAGAAATATCGAGGGATCAAGAAGGCCCAAGAGAAGTTCCAAAAGAGATATATTGACAAGGTGCTGGCGAATGAAACGGAAGCCCAGTTAGTCGAGCGATGGGAGAGATCCATTTCCAGTGGATGGAAAGGTTTCGTTTTCGATAACGACTTCCAAGAAGAACAAACAAACACAACTTATTCGGAGGATGATTTATGACATTACAAAAGATTGGCGATGTGGTCCCAGTGGCAAATGTCCCAGATGTGGATTACGATGATATTGTCGTACCATGCAGGGAATGCGAAATTGATGTTCCCTACAAGAGCAGTGTATTGGCTGCTTTTGGAAACAATAAAAGAATAGTGGTATGCAATACTTGCTGCGATGCAGCTACCGCAGAGAAAGCAGAGATCCCAAAGCTTCCAATGATTGAGAATTTTATCTCTAAGATTTATTTGGAGACAGATTTCAAGCTTCTACCAAAACAGGCACAAAATATCTGGCGGTATGGATACACCTATGAACGAGATGATCCAAAGACCAAAAAGAAAGTAAAGTTTGAATCTAAGAAACTACAGGACTGGCAATCAGTAAATGGAAGAGGTGTTTACATTCTCGGATCAAGTAGAACAGGTAAGACAAGGACACTCTCATTGGTCCTCAAGCATGTTTACAAATGTAATATTCCATTCAAATTATTTGAGGCTGGCCAATTTCATTCAGAATTAGTCGATGCTAAAAAAGGGTATAACTTTTCCGACTGGAGAGACCAGCAGATCAATATTCCAGTATTGGCCATAGATGATCTATTTGCTGAGAAGCTGACCGAAACCATACAGTCTGGACTATTCGAGATCGTAGAGGGTCGTATGGCCCGTAAAAAGCCAATTCTGATCACCACTCAAGTGAAGAGATCCATGGCGGTACAACAGTTTAGAGATCCACAAAGAGGTGAAGCACTTCTCAATCGATTACGGGAATCATGTGATCTCTATGTTACCAACCAAGAGGTCACTCAAGATGAAATAAAGGAGGATGGAAAATGAAGTGGGAACATTTACATGGAGATTGGGGATTCATCATAATGATGATTTTAATCGCATTAGTCTGGGGATATGCAGTGAGTAGCTGTTCAACCGTAGACAAATGTGGTCAACCCCATTGCGTAGAACCAAATCATGGACCTTGCCCATGGCACCCAAATAGTCATGGCAGGTAGAGCAAAGATTACCGAAAGGAAAATCAAAAACCTTGAACTTGGTGCCCTTAACAAAATCATCAATGATAAGGTAGATATTGTTCTCGATAAGAAGCACCCACTTGCCCTCATAGAATCAGATGTAGAGGCAAGAGATGCTCTAATGGATCTTTCCCTAGAAGATTTCAAGAAGCACCTTGAAGCAAACTTGAGGCTGCTAAGTAGTAAATCATTACAACGAATGATTAATGAATTGGATAAGATTCCAACTCATCGAATACCAGCAGTTTTTCAAATTATCAATGATGCACTCTCAAGGCTGCAAGGTGAACCAACTCAACGCATCGAAGTAACTAAGCATCAATTTAACCAAGATAATTGGGATGAGTTTATTAAAACATTACCCAAAAATGCGGAGGTCATTGAAGATGAAAAAAAGGGAAGTAAATCCATTCCAAGCACTTGAGTTCTGGGAAGAGATAATACCAAAGTTTACAAGAAAGGATTATGAACAGTTTGCCAGAGCATATGATGAAGTCTGGCAGAAAGGACAGTTAAGATATGAAAACGGAAAAGTCGTTAGAACCAAAATCAAACGATACAGACCAAACAATGGATATAGCTGCGACATTTGAAGATGCACTGGAAGCACTGGACATTCTCATTGCCCAGCAAGGTAATCCACGCATCAGAGATCTACATAAGCATACCATTAGGGATTATCTGCTTAAACAAGAGGAAATGCTTAATGTGTATCGAAATGCAGCCAAAAAGCCTATGAAGGGCCTGTATGAGCCTGTAAACGGCAATTTTACGAGACTGGAGCATATTCGATTACTTGCAGTCAAGATTGAGGGGTTATCTGAAGAGATTAGACGGTTGGAAGCTGAGGTAAGTAATAGAGGATGAAAATCGGTTGCAGGTATCCCCAGCGGCCAGTGCCTCGCGCGCGTGTAGGCCTCAAATCGGTCCACGGAACGCTCCCAATCGCTCCCAATCGCTCCCTAATCAGCGGAAGCCCAGTGTTTATGCAGGTGTATAGAGGATTCTTTGTCCCCTGCCTACCTCAAATGGACCGTGGGGGGGGTAGGGGGGGAGGAGATCCCTATATTTCAGACCGTTTGGCTCAGAGAAAAATTTTAATTTAAAAAAATGAATGAATTAGAACAGAAAGATTACCTTGAATGCATATTCGATCATCTGCCCCCATGTGAGGTAGAATTGCTAAAGCTTAGATATTATGATGACCGTACCTACAAAGACATTGGTAAGAGGTTTAAGGTTACTGGTTCGGCAGCACGGGTTTCGATAGATAAGATACTTATATCATGTCGTACTATTGTAAGTGGTATTGATAAGGGTAGGGATGTAATTACAGAACCGTCTTTATCTGCAAATTCTAATTTTTCTGACGGTAAGCTTACTGATACACAGGTTGCAATAAGGAAGAAAATGGATGAGATCCGAGACAGGACTGAGAGTAAGGGAGAGAAGCGGCAACGGATAGAGAGAAAGGATGTGAAGCGAAGAAGGGCGAAGAGTAGGGCAAGGAAAGGACGAAGAAGAAGATCAATAGCAGCAAAACAAGCGGCCCGTTTTAGGAGAGAGGTTGATAGATTAGCGAAGAAAAAGAGAGAAGAGGAGTTTTTGGCTAATCTGGAGTGGCAAAAAGAGGAGGACCGTAAGTTCCGAGAGAATAATTATCCTAAAGATTTCATAGGTGCAGATGGATATAGGTACACGATCTGGGTGCCGAAAGATAAGAATATGCCATTTGATATTCCAGAACCTTACAGGAGAGGATTTATTCCACCTTCACGATCATTAAAGGGAATATCCCACAACCCAGTAAAACCAAATGGAAACTGCTAGTTTTATACCGAGAGAGAATGAAGACACTCTTCGTGCTGAGAATCAATTACGAGGGAGGATAGAAAAGTCATGGGACATAAAGATGGAAAAGCTGCCGACTACATATTCTTTAGATTATGCGATTAAGAAGGGTGAAGAGGTAAAAGGCTTTATTGAGTTGAAATGTCGGACACATGTTTACGGCACCTTTGATACTTACATGATATCCTTGAAGAAATGGAAAGCATGTCGTGAATTTCAAGCAAGTAGTCATCTAAAAGCTTTTTTAGGGGTAGGATTTACAGATGGTGATTATTGGCTGAATACGGCCAGTGTGACTGACTTTTCAGTGAAGATGGGTGGCCGTAGTGATCGAGATTGGACGGTGGATAGAGAACCGTGCGTATTTTTTAACATAGAATATTTTAAGGAGTTTAAATGAAGACAGAAAAAGAATTAGCGAATGAATTGGGTATTGATCGTAAAATGCTGGCTGGATGGAGAAAGGACGGTATTGTTGCGACTAGCAGCTGGGTAAAGGTAAGTAATCAGATTACATACCATGAGGAGGGCGAGCATGAGGTGAGAAATATTGTACAGAGGGAACTTTGTGCGGATGAATTATCTGATCCGTTGCCAGAACCAGACGGGCCGCAGGAGATGGAGATTACCAAGATCCCATTAAATCCAAAACTGGTCATGTGTGGAGATGTACGGGTACGGGTTAGGGAGAATAAGAATTTTTTAATTGGGATGAAACTTAATGCTAGGCCGCCTGCCACTGGTGAGCAGGTTTGGGTGATGGTAGGTAGATGTCCCAGATGGAGAGGAAAATACTAATGAGTAGAGAAAGTGAAAACATTGTTTCCCAGTGGGAAGAACAGAAACGCATGGGAAAAGAGAAGACTACATTGGAGCAAATTTTGATCAAAATGGTAAAGGCTCCTGCACCTAAGAAAAAGGCACCTAAGAAAAAGAAATGATGTATTGCAGGGAGCGTAAGTTTTCTAATGTGGAAAAATGGAGAATGCTTAGATTTCTTGGTTTTCATAGGAAAACTGCTGAATTGTTACATCCAACAAAAAGGCAATTACACAGGGACTTTTGGACCCATGACACTTACGGTGGGCATTTTTCTACATCTGAAGCAGTAAAATTAGTCAAGGGAATGGAAGCGAAAGAATCACAGGTAAAGCATCCAGTCCCTTTTCATAAACCAATAATAAAAAAATGATACAACCTACACCGCATCCATACTTCCGTTTACCTACGCAAAAAGAAGCTTTGGCAATGGGGCCAGAGGGATTGAGTGAAGTACTCGAGAAAAGAGAAGAGGTAATCCAGCAATCAATTAAAGACCCTTTTCATCATGGTATTGAGCCAGATCACTGGAAAATGGCAGATGAAGAGTTTTCTAAATGTGATGAACTTCTTATTTTGGGCGGAAATCGTTCGGGAAAAAGCACTTGGGCCAGTAAAAGAGTAGTAAAGTGCATAAATGACATCCCAGAGGCCAATGTGCTTTGTATGCATACTACGGCCAGCACTTCAGTCGAGCAGCAGCAGCAATTGATCTGGAATTTTATCCCCAGCGAATGGAAGGCGGCTAAAAAGGGTAAGGTAACAAACATGACTTTTTCTAAGAAGGGCGGTTTTACTGAATCATGTTGCGTTGCTCCTAACGGTAGCCGCATCTTTTTCCGTAATTATTCGCAGAACTTAGATTCTGGTATCTTGGAAGGTTCAGAATGGGACATGGTTTGGATGGATGAGCTTTGTGGTTTGGACCATGTGCAGGCTTTGCGTTTTCGATTGGTTACCCGTGCAAGAAAACCAGCACCAAATTACCCAGAAGGATATCCTTGGCGAGGAATGTTGATTACATTTACACCCGTTACTGGATATAGTCCTACCGTCAGAGAATATTTACAGGGTGCAACCATGGAAAAGTGGGATTGGGCCGATGAAGATCTTCTGGAGAAGGAAAGAGTGCCAATTATTGAGCAGCCGATCAAAGAAAACGCAAAAGTCATCTATTTTTGGTCTCAGTGGAATAAATTTAATGATTACAACCAGTTAAAGCGAACATTACGGTCAGATCCTAAGACAAAAATCTTGATGCGAGCGTATGGGCGGCCAACTAAGGTCCAGTCTGGCCAATTTCCTCGTTTTTCGGAGGCCCATTTGGTGACTGACGAACAAATCCCAGAAGAGGGGACTAATTACATGATTTGCGATCCATCTCACGGGAAAAACTGGGTTATTATCTGGGTACGGGTTGCCAAGGATGGAAAATGCTATGTTTACCGAGAATGGCCGAGCCAAGTGGAACCAGTGAAAGGTTTTGGATTTCTTGGAGAGTGGGCCGTGAGCGGAAAGAAGGTAGACGGTGATAAAGGACCAGCACAGGAACCATTAGGCTTTTCCTTGAATAGGTACAAGGAATTGATTGAAGATGCCGAGAAGGATGAAGAAATTTTTCTGCGGATCATGGATAGTCGATTTGGATCTGCTCCTACTCCTACAAAATCTGGAATGACTACCCTCATTGATCAAATGAGCGATATTGGCCTCCATTTTGAGCCAAGTATTGGTGTAAGGATCGAAGAAGGTGTTACTATGATCAATGATCTACTTGACTGGGATGATGAAGAGGAAATATCGGCCATCAATTGCCCCAGATTATATGTTCATAAGGATTGCAAGAACCTTAGATTTGCATTGGCAACATGGACGGGTAAGGACGGGCGGCATGGTGCCTGCAAAGATTTCACTGATGTTTTACGCTATTTTTGCCTATCTGGACCAACCTATTTGGACCCAAATGATGCGATTATAAGCCAAGGTGGGGCTTATTAAGTATAGCTTACTACAGCTTACTACAGCTTACTACAGCTTTGTATAGCTTTGTATAGCTTTGTATAGCTTTTATTGCTCCACGCATTGCTCCACATTGCTCCACATTGCTCCACATTGCTCTACACCTTATTCCACCTTATTCCACCTTATTCCACCTTATTCCACCT